AGTGTAACCATTAGTGTTAGGGAACATGAGTGGATGGAAGTAGGTGCGTGGGTATACAAACACTTTGATGAAGTGTCCGGTGTTAGCTTCCTCCCACATTCAGACCATTCATATCAACAAGCACCTTATGAAGAGTGTGATAAGAAAACTCATGATGAACTGGCTTGGAAGATGCCTAAGGAAGTTAACTGGGATTTGATTAGCGAGTATGAGTTGACTGACCAAACTGTTAGCACTAAAACCCTAGCCTGTACTGGTAGTGTATGTGAACTTGTTGACTTGGTTGAAGAAGAGAGGGATATAGAATGATAGAAACAGCCTTACTTATTTTAGCCTTACAACTTTTAATAATTAAACTGGGAGAATAATATGTGGTATAATAAAGGAGTAACACCTTACGTTGTTATGTTTCTTAATGTTAAACTTAAAAGGAGTAATTATGAAAGACATGATTAATCAAGTTCTTGAAAACAAATCGCTTACTGTGTTTTTAGGTGTAGTGATTGTTGCATTAGTATTCGGGTGGCTCGGTGCACCTGCTAGTGCATAAGATGTTTAATAGGGGTCTTGTTCAATTGGATAAGACCTCTTTACTCTACTTAAAACTAAGGAAACATTATGCCCTTAAACAAAAGCAACGACATAAAAGAATTAAAGAAGTTTGACATTGACTTGTCATTCGGACAGCAATGGGAACAATACATAGATGAAATGTTCTCCGGTGCTAAGACTTGTGAAGTAAAGACTGAACGTGACAGATGGGCACAGACTGGAAACATCTGTATTGAAAGTCAAAGCTATGGTAAGCCTAGTGGTATTGAAGCTACCGAAGCTGACATGTGGGTACACAATCTAACAATTAACAACGAGTTAATATGTAGCCTTGTGTTTCCTGTAGATAAACTAAAAGAAATCCTACCTAAGTTACCTAAGAAAAGTGTAATGGGTGGTGACAATAATGCGAGTAAGTTACAGCTAGTTAACCTAGTTAAACTTATGGAAGTGATAAAGGATTTGTAAACAACCCTTTAAACCTATCTAATTCTTCTGCTGATTTCAACCTTTCTTTCATGTTAGGCTTACTAGGCTTCTCATATTGCTGAGAAAAAGTCTTAGTAATATCAGCAGTAGACCCCTCATCAAAAGACTTACGTATGGCTTTCCTAGCCTTTCCTCCTATCTCTAATGCTCCTGTATATTTTCCTTTAGCATTATAGTTATCATTGTATACAGCATCAGCCATAAACTTAACTTGTGATTCAGCTGAGTCCTGTAACCCTTCCTTCTCTAAGTATTTAAAATAGTATGGTTTTTGATAGTCAAATTGGAAGAGTCCATATCCGGGTCCATTGTCTTGCTTTTTAGTGTAGTCATAGGTATACCCTGTTTCAACAGCAATGTTGGCTAGAACGCCAGTTATGGCACGCTCAGGCAGGTATTGAGATAACAGTCCTGCTATGTATATAGGGTTAGACATTAATACTTACCAACACCTAAGTAAGTTTTAATATAATCTTCTCTGTCTGCTTTCTCTGGTATTTGATGTAAGATTTGTATCATCTCATCTCTATCTAGCTCTCTAATCTGACTAGCCATTTCTCTTTCTTTATTACCAGTACCACTTAAATCCCTTAAATACTCTTGTCTTTTTTCTTCAACTCCTAAGTTATCAAATATCTTTTCAGAGTTCCAAGAAAAGTCACCATTGTTATTACTAAACATCCCTGCCATTTTTATCTCCGTTATATGTCACGCCATGCGTCTTTTAAATATCCCTTGCCCGGAATGTTCGGAACAAGTCTTAGTATAATTTTATCTATATCACCTTTAGATAAGTCACCTAAAGTATCTAAAGCATCTGAAATTGTAGGTCCAGCTATTCCAGCTAAAGCACTGCTTCCTCTTTCTCCTACTTGTTTTAATGTATCAAACCATAATCCAAACGCTCCTGCATTTCCTATACCATTTATAAGAAGTTCAAAGGCGTTTCTGTTTTCTTCTATATCTCTACCAGTTAATAAGGACCTTACTTGTTCAATAGCATTACCACCTATGCCTGCAAAAGCCATGTAAGTTAATAATGGTGCAGGGTTTTTATTAATAAACAACTCATCAGCAACACTTCTCTTTAAAAACCTAGCTTGAAAAAACATAAATGATTTAAATTTAGTAGCTAGTTTATACCAAGGTTTACTCCAGTTAACAGGAAGCGTAGCAGATTCACCTGAAAAGTTTACTCTTTTATTAAACATGTGACCTGCAATAGCTATGTCTTGGGCACTAAGTTCTGTTCTTAAAGGGTCAGCTACTCCTAACTCTCTCATTTCTCTCTGTAATTTATTGGCTATCTTTGAGTCGCCTTTACCATTCTTAATTAGTTTTTGTAGTTTAGTGTGTAAGTATTTAACATGACCAACTCCCATAACAGCAGCACCTCTTCTGTTAAGTCTTTCAACACTCATGAATCCAGTTGCTCTTAAAAACTGTGTCGGTTCATTTAAAAATTTCCACGGACCTTTAAACTCTCTATCAATAATACGAGCTGAAGGAGAATTTTCAGTAAGTATCTTAGCTAAGTCCATATCCCCTAGTACACCTACAGCGTTAATATCAGCCATGTCTTGTGGTGACTTTACTATAGCTCTTACTAGGGAGCTTATAGCTTTATAAGGTAGTGTAACTAAATTACCTGAACGAGCAAGCTCAGTTGTTCCATTAACAAAAGTCTGTGTAGCGTTAGGAATAAAAGCTAGTCCTAGCTTATGGTTTTGTAAAGCATTAATCCTAGAGATAGCTCTTCCTGACATCTTTGAATTAACATCCTGTACATTTCTTATTACTGCAGACTTTAAAGGGTCGCCTACAGCAGTAAAATAAATTTCCTGTACGTCATCTGCTTCTGTATTTTTACCATCTTTTCTTAATTGTTTAATAAACTTTGTTACTCTTTCATCATCAGCACCAAATCTTTTAGCATACTCATTTCTTTTAATAGTATCAGCAAAAAACATCTGCCATCTTTCAGCTGCTGGAGCCATAAAAGGGTCAAGGTCACGCTCCATTCTTGCAGGAATAACAAACTTCCTAGTTTTTTCTAAGTGGGTAGAGCGTTTAATGTTTGTTCTATCCATTGCATTCATAAACCAAAGACGTTTAATATCTTTAGCATTCATTTCTCCACTTAAAAACTCTTTAGTATATTCTTTACTTCCACTAATATTTTGAATAAGTTTTTCAGTTGACTTAGGACTTTTCTTTAATGCAGCTTGAAGGTAATTTTTAAATTCAGCTGCACCTTTAGGGTCGGTTAAGTAAGCGGTGTTCCATATACGTGGAACATAAGAAGTATCTTTTATAAATTTATTAAAATCTTTTCTACTAATAACTCCTGACTTAGCAGCATCAGTAAGAACAGCTTTCTTGTCTTTAAGAACCATGTTAATATATTGTTTTTGCACAGGCGTTACACCTTTAGCATTAACTCCATTTTCTATAAGACGATTAGTATCTCCTAATTCTTTTTTATTTTGTTTAATAAAAGACGCTATCTTACCATTAATTCTAGCTACGTTTATATCTATAGCTACATTAGCACCATACATAGCTTCACCTAAATTTCTAGCACCTGAGTTTATTAATTGAATATCAGGACCATATACAGTTCTTGCAAGTCCTGAACCTATTTGGTCGTTAATGTATTTATAAGTGTTATAACCCCACCTGTTAAACTTAGGTAACACAACATTGCCTACATTTACCATGTCTGCCATGAGAGCCTTTTCACCTGCTTCAGTTTTTTCTACTCTATCTCTAGCTCTTAATATACTATCATTGTATTTTATATCGTCAGGTGTTTTTACTTTACGAGGAGGAATAAGTTCTGATTCAGCTAACCTTTGTGTTCTAGGAGTAACTAAGGTTGATTGTTCAGCAATAAATTTTTCTTTGCTTGGAGTACCTAGTATAGCTTCTTCTGAGTTTCTAACAACAGTAGGAACAGCATAATCAAAACCCTCTGCTCTCTTTTTAACTACTTCTGCTTTAACGTCTTTAGAACTCCATCCTATTTTTTTAAGAAATTTCTTTAAAGACTTCTCATCTTGAACAGCTAATCCTATTTCATCTATAACCTGTTGGTTGCTCAGGTTTGATTTTATTAAGTAGTCGTCAGCTAAGTTTTTTAAAGTTGCTTTTATAGCAGCAGAGCCACCACCTATGCCAATACCAAAACCATAACCTGCTATACCTCCAGCAAGAGCATCAATACTTGTGTCTAAAAGATTAACATTCTCTTGTACTCCACCTTGTATAAGAACTCTTTGGTCAGATAGATTATCAACAGCCATATACGTGGCACCTACTTTAAATCCTTTATTAGCTCCTTGTGCTATGCTTCCTGATAAGAACTTTTTAATACCTACTTTAACAGCTTCTTTTTCTAGGTCTTTCTTTAGTAGCTTTTTACCACCAAACTTAATTAGTTGTCTAACTATATTACCACCATAATAAGTAGTAGGGTCTGACAATATAGCTGCTGTAATGTTTTCCCATTTAGCTGAAAGACTAATACCACCATCATCTTCACTGCCTAATAGTTTTTGAAAGTTAACCCATTGAACAGCAAAGTCTTGTTTCTGTTCATCAGTCATTTTTAAAGATTTTAAACCTTCTATACCTTTCTTAGCAAAGTTGTATTCAAAGAAATGTTGAGCTCTTATCCACTCGTTTATTAACTCATCTTTTGTTTTTAATTTTTTATCTTTGTTATAAGCACCATATGTTCTCTGTAAAGATTCAAGAAGTGGTCTGTTACTTTTCATATCTTGAATAGTAAACTCTTCTCCACCTTTTAAATCAAGACCTGTACCTATAGAGTCCATCCAGTTAACGGAACCTTCCGCACAATCTTTACCACCTTTTTCAAATGTACACATAGTATCATTTAAAAACATTTTTCTTTTATCAAGGATAGCTTGGTATTGTGTGTTAAGATTTATTTTTCCTTGCTCATCTCCTTTCTCATCTAGCTCTTTCCACAAAGATTGATACTCATTTCTTTTTTCCGCATAAACATTTGTCCAATAATCAGCAGCTTCTCCATCTTCACTGAATGTTTTGTTTAATTGATTAACTTCCTCAAGAGATTGGATTTGTTTTTCAGCTTGAGATACACTTGTAACACCATATGCTGTATCTCCTACATCCAAGTAAGGTCCTGATGGCATCCATCCTTCAGATTCTATTCGATTGATTTCATCTTCTACTAAATTATCCTCCGCTTTTTCAAGAGGATTATTAGAAACTACTGATAGATTATTTTGTTTATCTCTAATCCACTCAGCTCTTGAAGAGTAACCTATAGGGATTCCTGCTGGCATATTAGTCTGTTATCATTGCAGAAGAACCACTGCCTTGTCCAGCACCTTGTCCACCACTAGCTGTGTTAACAGCAGTAGCCATAATGCTTTGTAAAGGATTCTCTAAGTTTTTAAATTCATTCCATATTGAATCAGGAGTAACTCCTCTATTTTTAGCAAGGTAATAAAGTTGAACTGCTATATCATTTTCTGTATACAAACCCTCTTCGCCATCTTTACCAGAAAAATCTTTTATTCCAAAATCAATATCTTTATCTACAAATTCAATAATTCTGTCAAGTTCTGTTTTACCCGGAGGAGAATAAGAAGTTTCAGATGCAGCTCTAGCAGCTACTGCTCTTTTATAATCTACACCTGTAATACTGGTAACAAACTCCTCTAGTGTTCCTTTGTATGAACCACCTGCAGTAGACTGAGCATACTCATAAAGACTAATAGAGCTTTCTTTCTGAATAGTTTTAAGGTTAGCTATTAGTTTTTGATAATCTTCAAAGCTTCCAGAATACTCTCCATTGTTTACAGCAAACTTATAGTTTTTAGTTAGCTCTGTTTTATCAAGATTACCAATCATAGCTTCACTTTGAAGAATGTCTTGCTCAATTCCTCTTATTCGTGCTTCATCAACTGTTACGCCACTCTTAGAAGCTGCAATCTCTTGTTGGATTCTCTCAATGTTAGCTGCATTTAACTCTGTATTTAAATCCATTTGTTGTTCTGCTAACTCTACTTGAGATTTAGAAGCATTAATAACTTGTTCAATCCTGCGTATATCAACATCTTGAAACACACTTTTTAAATCAGTTAATATTTCTTGATTGCTTACACCTGCTTTAGATGCAGCAATTGCTTGGTCTATTTGCTCCATTTGTGATTCAGTGTAGCGTTTAGATAAGTTAAATTTCATTTCCGCTAAGTTATCACCAGCAACAATTGAACCTGTTTGTGCTTCTAGGTTTGCAAGCTCTGCTAAATTTCTTGAATACACGTTAGCTGTGTCCATCATATCTTTAGCTTGGTCGTAGAAACCACCTTGCCATAATGCTGATGACATTTCTTGTAAACTTTCTGGTTTACTAGGGTCAAAATTAGGTATACTTGCAGTAATTTCTTGGAAGTCAGCTACTCTTTGTTCAGCAGTTGTTACTCCACCTAGACCTCTACCAACAGACCTGCCAAGCATACCTCCTGCTCTACCTGCAGCATTAGTAATAGCCTGCCATCCTGTGCCTACATTGGCAGAAGAAGCTTCTCTTTGATTAGCGTTATCTATTAGTTCGGCTTCATATGCGTTTAAGCCTGTAAACATTCCTTGTTCTGCCATAGTTATCCTCTGCTTAAGTTCATAGTGCCAGTCATACCTGCAGGTCCATAGTTAGAACTTGCAAAATTTAATGTATTACCAGTTGCACTTCTGTTAAATAAACCATTCATATAATTATCAAAACCTTTATACTCTCTATCACCAAACTGTTCCATAGCATTTGCCCAGAAGTTTGCTTGTGTACCACCAAGACCAAGTGCAGCTCCTTGTTGTGCATTACCTGCATATTGAGCTCCAGCACCCATAAGTCCAGCCATTTGTGCACTCGTGTTTGCATAGTTCATAGGAAGATTACCTATAGCAAGTGCAGTTTGTCTATCTTGTAATTCTCTTGCTCTCATAGAGTCTAATGTATTTTGTGCAGTAGCATAAGAGTTAGATAATAGTCCAAGTCTTTGTTGTCCTTGTGCTTCCTGTAATGCCTGCATCTGACCTGCACCACCTGTACTACCTAATCTACCTTGTTGTAGTAACCTAGACTCTTGAGCCAATGATTGCCTTTCTTGTTCAGGTGCTACTAAACCTAGCTGTTGATTATACAATTGTTGTTGTAATGCCATTGGGTCTAAGTTCTGTATCTGTGAAGCAGTAGCTCCTGCTCTACCCATTAGTGCATCATACTGTGCTTGTAAGTCATCACTTAAAGCCATGGTTGAACCGCCTTGTTCATCATAACCAAAGCTACCAAATAAACCACTAACATCTCTAGGAAGTGACCTTTGATATGCTTGTTCACCTGCCTGTCGTTGTGCCTCAGCAGTTTTTTTAGCTGCCCTGTTTGTCATTATTCCACCTATTAAGGCACTGGCTATTTGTCCCCACATATTATTCTCCTATGCTGTGCGTTTCCACATATAAACTACTATATATGGTTGTAAGTTATTGTGTGCTGTACCGCTTCCTACTGTTGACGTAGTTAAACTATTGCTTACTCCATTACTTGTAGCAACAGTATTATTAGCATTTATTAAGTTAGTACCATAATCATATGAACCACCATATTCAGAAGCTGCCCAGTTGTGATAGTGAGCAGGTAAATTAGCTTCTGTTAAGGTTTGAGTTTCAGAACCACCAGTTGCATTGAGCGTATCAAATGTACCACTAGATGCTTTACCTACTGGAACTCTACCTTCTCCATATGCTGCCCAAGTACCTACACCAAGAAGTGTTGCTGGATTAGTTGCTACAGTAGCATTAATATATATTGAACCAACAGGATAAACTAAATCATTGATTTTTGCTGCTGTCGTTGCAGCTGTAACAAACGCTGTTGTTGCTACTTGATTAGTATTGGTTCCTGCAGTTGCTGTTGCAGCAGTAACTACTTGACTTGTATTTGCTAAGTCTGCTTTAGAGTTAACAGCAGTTTTAACCGCAAGAAACTCTGTATTAAAGTCACCACCACTGACTACCTTGTCTGGGTCTGAATCACTTAAAGCATCCTTACCTGACCAAGATATTTGTAAATTATAATCACTCATCGTATTTTCCCTTGTTTTGCCCAAATAGAAATGTTTTGTAAAGAAGCTTTAAACCCCGATACTGTTTGTATTATCTGTAGTCTAACAACCTTAGCTGCTTTTGACATAGATACTTTGTACTCTGTAGGTTGGAAAGAAGGGGCATACTTAGCATTACCATACTTACCTTGTCCCCACAAAGCATTGACTCCACCAGAAGTAGGGTCTAATGTAAAGTTAGCTGATGTAGGAGTAACATTGTAATCTCTAAACCAGTTAAGTGTTACGTTCATATTCTTACCGCCTGACCATATAGCTAAGAATCTTTTTAGGAACTTAGATATTCCCGGTTGTTCAAAGTCTAGCCAAGTAGTTTTAAAATCTGCTTGATATGTATTATCTACATCTTGATAACATTTACTTGTAGTAGATTCCCACGTGTGTCCAGCAGTAGTACATGCACCTGATGTACCATAACTAGCAGTAACATCTTCTTTTTCTACATCATAAAATCCTGAATAAGTCGCTACTTTTCCAAAGTTAGTAACAGCTCCTAAACCTATATATAAAAAATCATCAGTAGATAACAAAGCTCCAGGATTTTTCTTAGAATCAAAGTTCCAAGTTGTTATACGTGGAGCACCTTCAGGTGTTGTAGCTTTAAAGTCAAACACATAAACAATATTTTTACCACCAAAGCTTAATAAATAAGAACCAGTAGATAAATCATACTGAGCTTTTACTTGGTCCATGTTAGCAGTTAATATGTTTGTTCTTATTTCATCTTTAATAGCTAAACTTAAATCTGTCAATGGCATCTTGTCTTGTACCATTGTACGAGCTAGTGAACGTACACCTGATGAACTTAGGAATACAATGTCATCACCAATAACTTGTACTGAATCCCTAGCTACACATCCTACACCTTCAATAACTTCATCTAATTGAAATGAAGCTGCAGCTGGGTCCCAAGGGTCATTATAAATAACAATGTTACTCTTACCAAAGATAACTAGCTTACCCATAAAAGAAGCTAGTGCTGTTATCTCATCACCTGACCATACAGTTTTTAAATCTACTGAACCTGACGCACCACCATTAAATGTTTGACCTATTAATGTATCAGAGTAATAAACTACGTCTTTGTTTTCACCTATGTTTCCTACCCATATCCTACCATAATCTCCTAGAATACAAGAAGGTGTAAAAGTAGTAACACCAGTAGGTTTGTGATAACTGCCTACATCTTCTAAATCTTTCCATGTAGTGCCATCATAATTTATTGGTTGATTACCTGTCTGTACTCCATAAAACTGGTTATTAAAGTTTGTAAACTGCCAGTTGCCATTAGTTTTAGTAGTAGCTGAACCACCAAAAGTCTGTGCATCTAAAGTATAAGGAGTGTTAGCTGTGTTAATTTTATATACATTAGCACCAGCTCCAGCAAATAAAGTCTTAGCTCCTGTTGCACTAATATACTCACCTAATGATTTAACTATCAATGTATTAGCTGTTGGCATTCCGTTAGTTAAACTGCCAGTATGTATATTATCTGTTACTTGTTTAATTCCTTCTCTAGTAGTAACACGTCCCTTCTCATCTAACATAATATTGTTAGCTGTTGTTAGAAACTGTGGTGGTAAACTGGAAGCCGACGACTGCCTGTTTAATCCATAGATACCTATAGAGTCTAATACAAGGGGTTGTATTGGTTTAGACGCCATTCCAAATTACCTCATCTGAGTGTCTGCCTACATCTTGTTGAATTGCATCTGATAATGCTTGTTGATATTGCATCTGTGCCATGTCTGATAGTGTTCCACCATCTTCGCCACGTTCAGCGATAGCTCGTGCCCATACCCCCATTATAACAGGAAACTCAGGACATGTCAAGGTATCTGTTGCATTTGTTAAATCATCTTGTGGGTCAAGCATGTAGAAGTTTATGTTATAAACACCATCAGGCTTAGGATATAACTGTGCTGTAAGCAGTCCACTACTTACTCCATTAATAGAAAAGTAAGAAGGAACACCTGAGCTATCAGTAGGATATTGTGTAGACCTAATCCATGAATCAGGTACACCTTGTAACATTTGTCCTTGTTCTTGTTCTTGTACTGATAGTAATCTAGTTCTTTGTGAAGTACCCGGTATAGTATAAGTTCGTGAATCAGCTACAGTAGCTACTGTTTCTACACGTCTTAGTGATGTCCAGTCCCAAGCATCTTCTACTTCTCTTTTAACTTCATTAACAAAGTCACCTATTAATACTTGATAATCTGATGGACCAGAAGCATCTATTAATGCTCCTGACCAGTCACTACCTATACTATCTTCTCGTAGTCTACGTAAGACTGAATTAATAACCTGTCTATATGTCATATTATTTTCCTTTTGCTAATTGTGCACCAAAGTAGAACTCTACTATCATGGTTGCCCATCCAAATATTTCATCCATTTTAAGTACAGCACCTGCTTCTATTTTAATATACTCAATAACATCTGGTGTTAACTGAATACCTAAGAAGCTAGTTCCTTCTATTATAGTAGGAATAACTGTAGGCACATCAAAGAACACAGGAGCTATTTGTGTAAAGATAATTAATGCAAGTATAACTAATATAATAATCCTTCTATTCATAGCAGCCATAGGTGACTCTTTGTCAGCCCTATCTCTTGCTTGATTAATAGAATCATTACGAACCTGTAGATTCTGTATCATCATCTTCTGTTGTTCTTGTGCTGCTTGACTCTTGAGTGCAAACAACTTGCCAACAAAGCCTAACATTATTGGTGCTACATTAGTTAAAAATGCTATCATATTGCTAACCTCATTGCCTCTATAATTCCTACTTGTCCTATAATGTACCAAGCAAATGCACCAAAGACACCCCATTTAATTTGAAGCAGTGAAGTGTTAATCTTTTGTATACATAAATTAGTGTCATCAATCTTGCTAAACAGCTTTGCTATTTGTCCAGAATGTTTGTCTAATTGTAATTGCATTCTAGTTAATTTTTCATCCATATTACCATTTCACCTTGTTTGCCCAGTAAGCTGCACTGGTTGGACCTTTAGCTATGTTCTTAGCATGCCTAGCTTTAAATGATTTACGTTTAGCTTTCATTGCAGCAGACTCACCAGCTTTAGGTTTACCTGCAGTAGAAGCTCCTTTCTCACCAAACCTAATCATGCGGTCCTTACCACCATCTTTGATAAGGACTACATGAGATTTCTTACCTTTAGATGAACGCTTAGGTTTGTTATATCCTGCAAAAGTTTCACCTCTGTAAGTTACTGCCATTACTTCTTCTTACCTTTTTTCTTCATTGGTGGACGACCTCTTTTCTTACCGTATGTTCCTTTTCCTGCTGGCATATTATCTCCTAGTTTGCTAGTGGGTTATCTAAGGCTCTTTGTAGTTTACTTCCAAGCCTTTCTTCTAACTCTTTAATCTTTCTATCTGTATCAGAATAAAGAGAATCTCTTCTGTCATCAAATCTTTTCTCAGCAATGTCAATCATCTCTTTAATATCTTTTTGCTGTTCCTGTAAATCTGACTCAACATCATTAACAATACTTTCAAGGTGTCGCATATCTTCTCTAACTTCTACCTTGACTTCCTTTACATATTTAATTTGTTCATCAACATTATCTTTAATTAAAGTAACTTCTTCCTTAAACAAATCAATTTCTTTACTAACAAACTCCATGTGTGTATTTACTGTGTTCATGTGTTCATTTATAACTGCTAAATCTTTTTCTATAACAGACAAATCAGGTGACTCAAATGCAGAAATCTTAGCTTCCATATCTAAGTATCTCTGATATACTTCAAAACCACCCCACAGAGCTCCAAGGATTGTCCCTAAGAGGGGTATTATTAGTAGAGCCTTACTACCCCCTACCTTAACTCCTGCGTACTCTATTTCTGCCATTGTAGGTCCATCAATT